ATGACTTCCGCAAGAACAGCACCGATGCCATCAAGATGCTCGTCAAGCAGTTTGAGATGAAGATGGCTGCTGATGAATCACGCCGTACTCGTTCGGCTCGTTGTGGTGTCATCGACATGGATCGCGTTTCGGACTATCGTTTCTCTGACGATATCTTCCTCTCTGTCGAGGAGCATGCCAAGGGTAAGAATCACGGCATGATTATCTTCGTGGACTGGTCTGGCTCAATGTCTAGCAATCTCAAGAACACCGTGTATCAACTGATGAACCTGGTCATGTTCTGCAAGGCTGTCGGTATCCCATTCGAGGTGTATCTGTTCACTGATGCATACGATACTTACTGCGAGAAGTACAACCTCACCGGCAATGGTTCTGCAAACTATGTGACCACCCATGTCAATATCTGCAAGGAGTACGCAGAAGAGATCGAACCACGCACCGGTCACAAGTCGACCAACTACGGTGAGTACTTGACCTTCCGCCGTTTCCACTTGCTCAATGTGCTTTCCAACAAGATGACCAAGACGCAGTTCGATCTGTGCGCCGGTATGATGCTTGCGTTCGGTGATTGCAGCGCCAGTGGGTATCATCCTCAGAATCCTACGCCACCGGGGTTTGGACTTGGTGGTACGCCGCTTGATGAAGCAGTGTATGCAGCCGTGCCGCTCACGCAGCAGTTCAAGGCTGACTACAAGTTGCAGGTAGCCAATGTGGTTTTCCTTACCGATGGTGAGTCGGGCTCATCGCCCTTCCACACTTCGGACAAGTTTGGTAACAACAACTGCCGCCCTGTGCTTGTTGACGGTAACAAGTCATGGGCTGTGCCTGTGAAGGTGTCCGGCTCACGGTATACCTATGTGGAGCAGAAGATGACCACGACCGCGGTGTTCCGTTCGTATCTCAAGTACAAGACGGGCGCCAATGTGATTGGTTTCTTCCTGACTGATAGCATGAACTCAGCCAAGCATTACATTCCTGCTTCAGCCGAAGCGGATAGTCAGTTCGCTAGCCTCAAGGAGAACGGATTCGCTTCAGTACAGACCGAGGGTTTCGATCAGAACTTCATTATCATCCCAACGGCTACGACCTCTTCGGATGATGTGAAGAATGCTCTCAACAAAGCCGCCCGTGATTCTAAGGATCTTCGTAATGCTTTCATGAAGTCTTCCAAGAGCATCCGCGGTAGCCGTGTGCTGATGTCTCGGATTGCTGATGTGATCGCCAAGAATCTTTCCTAATCCATTCAATGTAGAATGGGTCATATAGCCCCTGTGATGCCTTACGGCATCATGGGGGTTTTTTCGTTTGATGCTGCCGGGCTTGCCGGGCTAGGGCAGGTCGGCATGCACCGGGAAGACTCGTACCCCGCCGAGACTTGGCGAGAAAAACAGTATAAATGAGGGGGGTCGGAGGGTAGCCCGGGGGGCAAGGCTCCACCCCTCCCCCCTTCCCTCAGCCAGATTCAGTCTGGATCCCCCCCGGCCATTACTTGGAACCACATACCCCCCTTTCCCTCAAACGATACTCAAAAGGTACCCCCCCGTCAAAACCTATAGACATTTCCATATGGATCCCCCCAAAAGAAAAACCTCCCATCTCTGGGAGGCTCTTCAAACATATGTTATTTTAATAAAAATTTAAGACTCGTAAGTACCGGCATCTCTGTGCTTCTTGACTTCTGCTGCGTGCTTATCAGCGGATGCTTTAAAATGTGCATCCTTAATTTGCTTCCCAGCATCTTTAGGCATTGGACTTTTAATTTTAGCAGCCTCTTCCCACATCTTCTTGATATTGTTTGGTATATTACTCATTTGTATCTCCTTGTTTGTTATCCAAGTTTCTTTAACATGCTTCTACCTTGAGCGGTACTAGCAACTTTTTCTAATCTGTTCAAAGCAGCGGTTCTTGCTGCAACTGTAGATCCTGATCCACCAGTACCTCTAGCAGCGGCGCGCTCACCCGATCTTGTCATACCAAGTGCTTTCAATTGTGCTGGTGATAATGATTGTTTTGGCATTGCTTTCTTTGGCATTGGCTTCTTTGGCATTGGCTTCTTTGCTGCTTCCACCAAAGAATCAACATCAATGTCAAATTCTTCCACTACGAGAGCCAGCATGGTTTCGAGTGTAGAGATGTATTCTGCGTGCTCTTGGAGTTGTTGTTCTACCAACTCTTCTAAGTCAGAGATATATTGAGTTTGTTCGTAACGCACACGACTTTCTTCAATTTCCGTTGCAGCACGCGTCATCTTCTTACCGTCTGTACCAATCCCAAGTTTTTTAGGTTCTGTATTCTTCAGCGACGCGTTATGTGCAGCTTTTTCCCTGGCCCGTAAACGCAAAGTCGCGGCATCTGGTGTTACGCCATCTCGTCGCTCAGAATGATAAATGAGTGAAGGATCTGAAAGATCATGTTCTTCGGCTTCATTCAATTTACCAACATATGTTTTTGATAATTCATTTAACCATCTTGAGTCTGTCATAGGTATTCTCCGTTGGTATTCTCTGTTTACCTTATTTATAAATACTATGAAATCGCTGTCGATAGAGATATAACACCATGAAGAATTTTAAACAACATTTAGGAGAAGGCCTTCGCGATTGGTTTGGTGATTCCAAATCAAAAGACGGAAAGAAGGGTTGGGTAAATGTTGTCACTGGTGGAACCTGTGCAAGTGATGAGCCAGGAGAGGGTGTTCCTAAGTGTGTCTCTTCCCAAAAAAGAGCCAGTATGACAAAGGCAGAAAGAAAATCTGCATCAAGAAGAAAAAAAGCAGCAGATCCGGGTCAACAACAGAAGTCCGGTGCTGCAAAACCAACGAATGTAAAAACTATGAACGAAGAATCCGACAAAAAATCCAAAGGTAGCGGTACAAAAGATGCTTGCTATAGTAAAGTAAAGTCCAGATACAGCGTTTGGCCCTCTGCTTACGCTTCTGGCGCATTGGTTAAGTGTCGTAAGGTTGGTGCTGAGAACTGGGGAAATAAAAGTGTAAAAGAAGAACTAGCAATACACAAATTCAGTAAACATATAATAGAAAACGATCTGGTTTTGACATTCAATGATTACCTGAATTTCTTGATTGAAGAAATCTCTCTTCCTCAAATGCCATCGGCTACCCCAGAAACCCACAATTGGGGAACTATTAAAAAGGGCTTTGATGCTGTTGTGGATCCTGCTGAACAGAAGATTCATGCTAAAGCTGGAAAAAAAATTAGAGGAGGAAAAAAATTACTGGCAGGAGCAGAAACTAATACCAAATTAGCAACATCTGCAAAAAATATTCCTGCTCTCTCTACAAGAGGACTTTCTCTGTCTCCTGCTAACGAATCTGGTTTAGTTAATACTTGTTCGTGTGCAACAGCCGCATGTAAAGCGGCATGTCTGAACAAGGCTGGGCGTGGAGCAATGAACTTCACCCAAGAACGAAGAAGAGCAAAAACACATTTTGTGGTAAAGGAACCCAAAATGGCTATGTCAATGCTTCATACTGAGATTGCTGCCCATGAAAAATCTTCTGTGAAGAGCGGCAAGAAGCCTGTTGTTCGTCTAAATGTAGTTTCGGATATTCCATATGAAGTTCTTCACAAAGAAGTATTCACACAACATCCAAATGTACAGTTTTATGACTATACCAAGGTGAATTCTAGACTTTATGATAAAGAGGGAAAGAAGAAACAACTTCCTGCAAATTATCATCTGACGCTTTCTTCTACTGGTATTAAAGGATCTGATCAGAATTGGCATCATGTGCGTCACCATTTAGACAATGGTGGTGTTTCTGCTATGGTGTTTGCTGTGAAAGCAGGTCGTGGTGGCAAAGAAGGCGATGCTCTTCCAACACATGTACATGATGAAGAAACAGGCAAACGATACAGAGTAGTAGATGGGGACAAGCACGATCACCGTCACATAGATCATGTGTTCAGTGATGCACATCCAGGCGAAGGATTGATTGCTGGTCTCCGTATCAAGGGTGGATCGAAGATGTTAGCAAAAGCTGGAGACTTTGCAGTTCAACCACACGCAAGCGGAATTGTAACAGTACCACACGGAACAGCAGCAAAAAGTAAAAAATAAAATTATTAACAGTATGCTAATGTGAGTTGACATAGATATGTGTTCTATGACAAAAACAAGCAAAAGAAAAATAAAATTACAGAAGTTTATGAAGATGATTCAAAATTTCTATTATGTCATGTCAGATATAATGACGAGAGAAATATGAATTACATATTGCAGAATTGGCAAATACTTTTAATGCTTTTGACTCTCGGACTTTCTGGACTTGGTATCATTGGATATGGACTAATTTGTATGTTTACAGAAACAGAATAACCCCTCTAGGATACAGGCAATGCAGTTTTTGCTTTGTTTCAGTTAAAGCCTAGACAAGCCAAAGAAATGTAGTACTATATACCCCTACACCCAACGAATTTGGGTGTGTGACTGTTACAACATTTTTATAAAGGAGAAATGAATGAACACAGTATTTACAGTTATGACTGCACTCGCAGTAACAGGAACCACAGTTGCACAAGAAGTCGCACCTGCTCCTGCCTCCGCTCCTATCGTGGATGCCTTGTCTCTTATGCAGACAGTCGGTATCTACGCTAAGAATGGTTCTGCTAGTTCAGTCGCAGCATTAGATTCTACTATTGCTGCAAAGGCATTTGGATTAGATTGGCACTTTACCGTGCCGGTGTATGTCTCGGATGCTAGTGGTTACGGTTCTTTGGAACTCGGCGTTTCTTGGGCATTTCTCAAGGATGCAGAATTCCTCGCATCAAAGACAACTCTCAATGTTGAGGGTGGTTTGTGGATGCCAACAGGTTCAGCGGGTTATGAAACCACCGATCTGAATCCGCATATTGGATTTGGATTCAACATGGACTGGACTGATTGGAATTTTAATCAGACTGCAGATTACCGTTTTGTTCCCGGTAGTATGTACGATCCACTTCTTGATCGCGTTGATCAAGATGTTGTTTCTCTTGTTAGTGATATCGACTATAAGTGGAGTAAGGAACTCACTGTTGGTGTAAATATCACTCAAGAATATTTCGATGGCGGCGGCGTTGCGCTGCTTGGACCATCGATGAGTTGGAAAGCCGCATCGTCAGTCAATGTTACTGGCGGTATTGGTTTCCCTGTTTGGCAAGACCTCTCAGTTGAGAATTCTTGCGTAGTTAATGCTGGTGTTGCTTTCTCGTTCTGATTTAAAAAACAATCTTATAAAGGAGATTACTATGGCTGATGAAAAGACTTGCGAAACTAAGAAGTGCCCTATTGGTGGTTTTTGCTGGAAGAACCCCACTCACTGGTTCCTCTTCCTTGCTGTATTACCTTTCACTGTTGTTGGTGTTACTATGGTTGTCAATGTAGTACACAACTTGGTTGGCACTGTAGTCGGTAAGTAATTTATTTACATATTTACCAATTCAACAGCCCCTGCTTCGGTGGGGGCTGTTTGTTTATATTTACACAAATCAAATACAATAAATACTGGCATGGAACCAGAATTTTCTCCAGATGACTTTGCCAACTACATCAAAGCGATGTTTGGAACTCCACCAGAACAAGGTGGAAGTTCTCCAAAAGACACGCACGAAGATGGTGCAGAAGACATAGAAGTTCGTATGCATGACATTGTGCAGGAATTGGCTGAGCGGCAAAAAGATGGAGATAAATTAACTAAACAAGAGTTGATGCTTTTGCAAAAAGCAAAAAAGTATTTAAAAAATCGCATGACCGAATATTATAAAAAACTAGAAGACGATGAGCAAAGAGAAAGTGGAAGATAAATAGTAATACCATGAACAATAATATAAACGAAGAAGAAACATCTGCACAAAAAACAATAACACCATCAGCATTTTCTGTGGTGAATGCTAATGCAGAGGCACTTTCAAAGGCAAAAACTCAAAATGTGAAGAGTCCAGACAGAAAATGGTTTTTGCATAGAGTAGTTCAACAACTCATACCAAGTATTTCTGCTCAAGTTATTCAACAAAAGCAAGAAGAAGAGGAAATGCGTAATAGAGAACTGGAAGCACAGCAACAGCAACAGCAACAAAATCCAGAATCTCCACAAGAAGAACAACCTCCACAATAATTTCTTGATTTTTGGATCGAAATATCATATAATTTACTAAAGTGAACGGGTTTATCGCTTTTAAAAGAAAATATATGAAAAAAGCAAGAAAAAAGCACGAAGCATTGATAGAATATGAAAAAAATGGCATGTATTCTTTGATGTTGTATCATGCCGGAGACTATAAAAAGTTAATAGAAGCCGAATCTCCATCAGATTTGCTGCAATATGCACTTGACAAATACGAAAACGACTTTATAATGGTGATACCACCTGTGATTGAACAGATAATCAGTTGTGAAGCGTTTGAATATCACAGTTGGGTCAGAAAAGTAGAACAGAATCTCAAGGATGATCTAGAAACAGAATTTGGATCCGTATATATCGACGAGCCAAATCCAGACGCCGAAGATATTTGAATAGGAAATTATATTATGACAGAAAATCCAAGCGAAGTAATCAATCCAAAAATTTATAGTGAAAAAGAAATGCAATCCATAATGGAAAAGGCATGGGAAGATGGTTATACCACTTCTTCGGCCGATTCTTTTCATGGAAAAAATACTTCTTATAAGAATTCCGATTGTTTCAAGGAATTTGGCAAACTTGTTATTGGCCAAGCCAAAAGCATTTTACCCAATAAAAACACTTGACACTTTTTCAAATTGTGTTACAATGATGACATATAGATGATTCACCACTTACAGGAGAATGCAATGTATCTTTTAATAGTTTCTTAAAACGGGCAATGCCCTAAGCCAAGATGATATATATTAGCCATACATTGCGTGTTTTAGCGAACACGATCAGGGCAACATTAGGTGAGATAACTCTCATCTACCTAGCAACTAAGCCAAGAATGAAATGGTTGCAAAAAGTTTCTGAGAAGACTTGTTTCTCGGCGGTGTGAGAAAGTTTACGGGCAACTTTCACAACGAACTTAACCGTCTAAAGTTTACGGATCTTTAAAACCGTTTTATGCCTCTATAGCTCAGCGGTAGAGCAGTCGGCTTTTAACCGATAGGTCGTAGGTTCAATCCCTACTGGAGGCACTTCCAGTGTATACAGATTTTCGGCAAATTTGTATTACCATTTATTGATGCCGTAACGAAAGGATTGGTTTATGACAACCACCATTACTAGTAAGAAGGATCGTGTTTTGAATTACCTGCACAGCGGCCGCGGACTCACCTCTGCACAGGCTCGTCAACTGTTTGATGTTAAGAACTTTCGCGCAACGATTAGTTCTATCAAGGAAACTGTTGAGCGTTATGGTAACTGGCGTATCGTATCGCACACTACGCGAGAAGGTACTACTCGCTACAGCATGAAGCGTGTTCGACTCGTTGGTCCTTCGAACTACCGTATTGGCGATACTCGCTAATACCTAGTTGTGTGAACGAAAGGACGGAGCATAAATAACTCCGTCTTTTCTATTGCCTTGTGGTGTAACGGTAGCACCGAACCCTTTGAAGGTTTTTGTCTTGGTTCGAATCCAGGCAGGGCAATTCGCTACTTTAGCTCAATGGTAGAGCAGTGCTTTTGTAAAGCACAGGTTGCTGGTTCGAGTCCAGTAAGTAGCTTTCAGGAGGTCTTTTATGGCAGGCAAAAATGGCGCTGGCAAAGGCGACTCATACAGAAAAGTTGATTGGGAAAAGTACTCAAAAAACTACGACATGATATTCAATAAGAAAGGAATACATCATGAAGAACGAGATCCAGATTGTGGGACTGATGACGGGGGAGCAGATAATCGCAAAGGTGGAAGAACAGGACGGAGGTCTTCTCCTAAAGGGAGCAGCGATTCTGATTCCAGCCGGTAAGGGAGAATTGGGAATGGCACCTTGGATTCCATATGGCAACACTGAAAATGGTATTTTCATTAATACCAATACCATTGTGTGGAGTGTGGAAGCAAAGACTGATCTTGCAAATCATTACAATGGCGCATTTGGTAATGGCCTCATTGTTCCGACCCCGCAAGAACTTTCGGTTCCTGAATTGAAGTTAGTTGACGCTTAATTAAATTTGTGATACAATACGGGTGCGAAAGCAGCCGTATTGTTTTTTGTTCCCGTAGCTCAGTTGGATAGAGCATCAGATTTCTAATCTGATGGTCGCTGGTTCGAATCCAGCCGGGAACGCTTGTGTTTTGATTGTTGTTGATGCTAAATAATATCAGACATCTATATTAAGGAGTATCATATGCGTATTCAAGAAATGTGTTACGAACTTCGCAATCTCGCACGCCAAGAGCAAGAACTTCCTAAAAAAGATCTATATTACCAAAGCGCAAAAGCACTTGAGATTCTTTTGAATATGGTCAAGATGGGCGATCTCATAGTTGCTGAAATGGAAATTTGCAAACGGAATCCGGATAAATGCAAATCGTGTGATAGAAATGAAACAGGTCCACATGAGTGGCCTATCAATGAAACATCTATTGGTATGATAGATCGCTTCATAGAAGAATTGGCAGTTTTTCAATACATTGATTTGAAGACTCGACATGGCGTAGAAAACGATTACGAATATTGGCACGATAAGAAAGAATACAAAGAATGACATACAGACTTCATATTGATATTCCGATTAATGGCAATGAAGCAGATGCACTAAGAATTGCCGAAGAAATTATTCGATTTGGTTTTAACAATGCGATTGCAGAAAAGCACATCAAAGATCTTGGCGTAGAATCTATCAATTATAGATTGGGCCACGATGATGATCGCCAGAAGAGTAATTACTTTATTAAGAATTCTTCTGGCCATGCAAACAACAAAAAATCAAAAATTGTACTGATTCCATCGTTGACAGAAACAGAATAATCAGTATAATACAGTAGTAGTAACAAGCGCGATGGGCGGACGGTTTTCGCAGACCCGCTTATAACGGGTTCAATCAGGTTCGATTCCTGGATCGCGTATTATGGAAACTCGCAATATCATAGATCATTATCATTATTGGAATCACGATGACATTGTTGCCAATCTTGATTCTAAGAGAAATAATTTTACTGTACTATGCAGCAATCTTGGCAATGATTTTAATATTGCCACGGTCATTAGAAATGCAAACGCTTTTCTTGCAAAAGAAGTTTGGATCTATGGTCACAAACAATATGATCGTAGAGGTACTGTAGGTACACATCACTATACGCATTTTAGACAATTCAAACAAGAGGAAGAATTGTTAGAAGCCATGCGTGGAATGTATGTTGTTGGAGTGGACAATATTGGTAAAGCCAAAAGTATTGATGAATTTGTTTGGCCACAATCTCGTCCTGTGCTGATGATGTTTGGTCAAGAACAAATTGGACTTCCACATAATCTGATTGACTTGTGTGATGAAATGGTGTATATTAAGCAATATGGATCTGTCAGAAGTCTCAATGTTGGTACAGCAAGCGGTATCGCGATGTACGATTACTGCTCTAAGGTCTGCAATAGAACGCAGACATGCTGATAATTACATCCGCTGGGCCCCGGCGATATATAATGAAGTTTGTTTGGGGCTTTCTGCTCCCATAGATTAACCGGCTAAATCACCGCCCTTTCAAGGCGAAGAGTCGGGGTTCGAGTCCCCGTGGGAGTACTTTGTTGGCGGTTGTCGTATAATGGCCATTACGCTGGTTTTCCAAACCTGACACAAGAGTTCGATTCTCTTCTACCGCATTATGAATACTAAAAATATAAAATCTAGGTATGGTCAAATCCGCACAATAACTGAACAAGCCGATGGTTCTTTTATTGTTGAAGGAGAAACGGAATACTATAGATGCGCCGGATTGTCTGAGGATGTTTCTGGTTTGTATATGATCGATTTTGAAGGTGGGCCATATATTCAAGTTGGAGATCCTTTGCTTGATACTAAAGATTGTGGCATAGTCAAATCTATAGAAATTATAAAGTCGGAGACTGAAGGACGGTTGGCAGTAAAAATTATTTGTGCATAAAGGAAATATATCATGGATAATTTTATAAGTTTTATTGCTACTATGTTTGTCCTTGTAGTCGGTCTTGCAATACTTTCTGCTGTTTTTGCCGTTGTGGTGTCTATTGCCATCCGCGCATTTAGGGGAAACACATGAGCGCATGTACATATTTCATAGGTTGTACTCACTTCGGACACGAAGCCATGTATCGCTTTGTTCGTGCAAATGGCGAAAAGGTTCGTCCATATTCTTGTGCCGAAGAAGGTGATGCAGTCATGGTGGCAAACTGGAATAATACCGTTCGCAAGGGCGATAAGGTTTATGTCATGGGCGATGTGGCATTTAAGCCTAAAGATCTAAAAATCCTTGGATCACTCAATGGCTCAAAGATTCTCATCAAGGGCAACCACGATGATCTGCCTTTGTCGCAGTATGCTAAATACTTTCGAGATGTTCGTGCATATCACAAACTCGACAATGAAGTTCTGTCGCATATTCCTATTCATCCTGTGTCTCTATGGAGAGCCAAACGAAATGCATTTTGGTTGAACATACATGCTCACCTACACGCCGAAGAAGTGATGCTTGTAGAAGGCGTGACAGATCTCAGATATTTCTCTTGCTGTGTAGAGAGAATCGGGTATACTCCAATAAGTATCGATGAGATACGAAACCGCGTTGCCGCACTTCATCACAAGGAAAACACATGACTACTAAAAAGAAAATCACTAAGCCTGCTTACAAGCGTTATACTCTTTCACTAATGCCCCCACCGGGTGTATTCTCTGTACTGCTTGACTTGGCTATTATAGCCATGCTCACCTTTGCCGCTAGTACATTGTTTCTCATGAGTCTGCAACTCTGTCAGAAGATTACCATTACTGTAGGAAAGTAAATCAATGGCTGATATATTTGTCGGAGATAACGATCATGGTGATGCAGTTCCGCCTACTGATGTTCTATTGCAAACGATTAAAACACTCCGTGAGGATGTTGTGCAACTTGCCTATGAACTTAACGAATTAAAAGCGTTATATAAACACGAGGAATCTGTAGCAAAGAGTTACGAAAAGATTCTTCACAAACACCACGATATTTTTTTTAAGTTAGCACAGGACGAGAACACCAATGAGAATTAAACCACCCACACTTGGAGAAAAGATTGCCATGACAATGACAAATGACAATGCACCAATCAATGACGCATCTACTCTTGTGGCTCGTCTAGAGGAACATTCAGATTTTGCACACAAGGTGGTGCGCGATCTCCTGAGGGAGGCTTCGGATCGAATTCAGTTTCTTACTAAGGAGAGAGACTACTATGAATTGAAGATGACTTTTTATGCCAAGGATGCAGAGAGAATGAGCAAGTGTCCCCCGTGGGACACCGAGCATACGCATACGGCAGGTGGCCCACGCGGAGCATGAAGCAAAGTACGCCTTTGATATAAATAAAACGCTATGAATGATATAGAAACAAGATTACGAAATATGGCTGACAAGTGGCGCACAGTAAACCAAGAAGTTTACGATATGTGTCGTGATGCTGCCGAAGAAATTCGAGTACTCAAAGCATCAGGTAAATACACAGACGATATCATCAATGCATACAAGCATGGAACGGGATGGGGAAAGGGTAAAGATGAATGAAGATACTGGACCTGGTGAAACCGTATCGCCTGTAATTGTGAAATTAGTAGAAGAAATTTCTATATGTGCTTGTGAAATTGAACGATTAGAGAAAGAAAATGCGGAACTCAAAAAAGAAAATGAAAAGCTTCATGAGTTCAATAGAAATCAAGCATCTATGATTAAAAGTTTGAAAAGTTTGGACCTTTTCAGTACAAAAACTATCAGAAATGAAGTTGATAAAAATTACGCCTTATATGCATTGGCTATTAAGGATGCTGCTAACAAGCGGAAGTTGAAGACAACTTCCTAAATACACTTTGTCATTGTTGATACTAATATTAAACTTTATATATCACGCGGTGGCAGTAACCGCCGGCTCCATTCAAACACTTACGGGGCCGAACTAGAATCGAATAGTAAAGATATACATTAGAGGAGATGGCCGACACGGGTAACAAGTGTCGCAAATAAACCGTTGCAAACCATGATTGCTAACCAATTAGCAATGGCTGCTTAAAGCAGTGGGGCTTGATCCACCGGCGACTGAACGGATCACGGTTGTTGGGAAGAAATTCCCAACAATCACTTAGTATTTCGGCACTGTAGTCCAAAGGCAGAGACAATTGACTTAAAATCAATACAGTGTGGGTTCGAGTCCCACCAGTGCTATTATGAAAAATTCAAGTATAATCAATCGTCTAGATCGTGCCATAGAAGAAACTTCTAGTATTCATGCCAAAACACATGAACAAACTACTGAATGTCTTTCTTGTTTGTTAGAAGATGTTCGTAAAATTGTAAACAATAGCGAAGATGTAATCGTAGATTTGGAAACCAAACTATTTGATTCATATAGACAAAATGAAAAATTCCAAGGTATATTAGAAATGCGTAGATTGTTTGACGAACAATCAGGATAAACCAATGGCAAAAAAGAAAATTATAAACAAAAACAAAAAGCCAACAGAAAATAATTCTTATTATTTTGTGGCACATGTGGATTCTGATGGAGAAGTTACTCCACTGTTGTTGACTGATGTTGAGTACAATAGAGCAAAGGTTAGAGCAGATAACAATCCAGAAGATGTTCCAGAAGATTTTATTGCGTTTTCACAAGAACATAGAAAGAATAAAAATGGCAAGTAAGAAGAAACTTTTGATTACAAAAACTTTTCCATTAGAAGTAACTGGAACATTGAATTGGATATTAGATACTTCTTTCGAGGAATTTGAAAAGAATATAAAAAATATGCCAATTTCTCTTCTTGTTCAAGAATATGGATCTATCAAAGAAGCCATAGGATGTTTGATTGTAGAAGTAAAAGCAAAGAAACAGGATTACTATAAAGACTCTAGAAGAACAGATCTTCGCCGTAGAGAAGAAATTCTTTATCAAAAGATTCTTCAATTGTATTACGAACAAGTGTCGGTGGTTGCAGAAATTGATTATTGGAGTGATCTAGAACATTCAAAGTCAGTAAAGTAGTTTATATGATACATCTTTTATTTTCTATATTTGGAATTGTATTTGCGAACTGGGTCTATGCCCATGTTTCGTATAATAAGTATTTCCAAGATAGACCATTAAGTGCATATGCAGTTTCAATTCTAGCAGCAGCAATAACCACTGCTGCATGGGTTCTACTGATAAGAAATGTGAAAACACCCAAAGAGGTTTTCATTACCAACATTATATGGGATGTTGGTGCCACTATGTTATGTGTAGTGTTTCCTATTATGCTATATAATGTGAAACTGGATATGAAAACTGTAATAGGTTGCACGATTGCAATAGTTGGATTACTTATTGCAAAGATATGAAAGCATTCCCTGATAGCTCAGTTGGTAGAGCGGCGAGCTGTTAACTCGCATGTCACTGGTTCGAGTCCAGTTCGGGGAGTTTTGTCCGAGTAACTCAGCGGCTAGAGTGCTTCCTTTACACGGAAGAAGTCGTCGGTTCGATCCCGACCTTGGATATTTGGCAAGGGTACTCAAGTGGTCAACGAGGGCAGACTGTAAATCTGCTGATTAATTTCTACGAAGGTTCGAATCCCTCCTCTTGCATTCTGTTTGTTTATAAATAATGGCACTATGAAGAAATTCTCCCAATATATTAATTCAAATGAAGACTGCAATTGTGATCAATCTGTTGACGAAGAAGTTGGCACATTCATGAAAGGTGCATTGGGCACAATAGGTAAAGGACTATTAAGCAGTGCCGGTAAAGTAATTGGTGGCACTGGTGTTAGTGGTATTATTCAAGGTGGAACGGCTGCAGTCGAGAGACGAAGACAAGGCTCAGAAATGTTAGATAATGCAGTTATCCAATGTTCTGCTAGAGAGACTTCTTTGGAAAAAGAGTTACTGAGAAGAAAAGGTAAACCCGACGAAGCCGCTGTAGCAGATCAATTAAAAGACGCAAAAGCTGAATGTGCAAAAATAAAAGCAGCATCCAACGAACGAGCCGCAGCCAAACAATTGGCTGCAATGAGAAAAGAAAAAGCAGATCTATTAAGAAAAACCCCATAAGGCCACTTCTTTAAAATTCTACATACCTGTGTAGTCTTACTAAGGCCCTTCAAGACCTATTAAGACCACCTTGACTTACATAAGAATACCAGTATAATAGAGAACGACTAATCCTCGTTCTCTTTTTATTTGGAGATATCATGAAGCGACATTGGGATGAAATGGATGAAGAAGCATGTAACCAAGGTGCTGCTTTTCATAAACAACTCACCACCCAGATTGCCAAGAAAGGTCTTGGTAAAGTAACTCTAAAGACCCGAAAGATGCACGGTGATGCATTTTTTGCAGTTCAGCGTAAGACTGTTAAAAACTCTTTCTTTGTGAGGTAATTTATGTACTGTGCTAAGTGTGGTAAACCAATTCCTGTTGCCCGTCTGGAGATCCTACCCGACACGGAAACCTGCGTAGGCTGCTCTACAGCAAAACCTATGATAGGCTTTATGGACTGGGCACATAAGACTGCCCCTGAACTGGTTATGATTAGTTCTGCGGATAAGGAAAATCTACGCAGAGCCAAAAGAATTTCAGCAAGATCTAGATGATTGCCTTTATAAATACATGTGGTTTGAGGGATTGAATACCGGGAGTCAGGATTCGGAGACAGTTGCGAACTTGATTACGCTATTCATGCGTTATAGGAACTTCGCTACCTTTAGACCGTCAGGGGGGCCGGACTCTATCAAGAGTCCGGTTCTTTATATATGCCAATAGAAGTTCTATTAGTGCTAAATAGTAATATAATTCACAGGAGAACTGGCATATGGCAATCAATTTCTTTACACTCAGACAAGTAACCCAGCTTATTGCTCAAAAATTAGAAGAAGCAAAGCGTTCAGTTCCAGCGGCTTACACCGCAGCAATCAGACCTGATAAAACATTTGCAAAAGATATAGATCTGCTGAATACTGTTAAGTTGACCAACAAGGATATTGCTGGTAGCGTAACAAGCGCAGCAAGAAGCGAGTCTTCTAAAAAGCTTCATGGACATATAAACACACATCTCCAAGGTGGTAGAGGTGTTGCAGTGTATCTCCAAAAACAACCAGGATTTGGTGTAGAACAAGAAGGCGAACTAGACAGACATTATATCGTTCCTCACACAGACGGACATTATCTTGTAAGTGGTAACAAGACAAGAAAAATAGCATCCATGATACCTGGCGAGCACGGAATGATTGCTGTAATGCCATACTCTAAAGGCAACCGATCTGCTTCACCAATCGGATACATTCCAGGCGGAACAGGTTCACAGAATGACATCAGAACATTTGCCCCTGATCAAGTAGAAAAGAGTGGCATTGGTTCTAAATTTAAGATGAGAATACAAGGTGGAACTCCCACCCTAGACTGAAAGTAAAATATGTTTAATCATGATATAGTGGTAATTGAAGACAATTTAAGAACAGAAGAAATAAACGGTAAACGATTCTATGTTGCTCCAGATGGCAACAAGTATCCTTCCGTGACTACAATAACAGGATGGAAGAAGCGGGCTTTCTTTGCCGAATGGCGTAGAAAGAATCCCGATGAATCTCGTCGAGTGTTGGCTCGCGGAACACACTTCCATACTATAATTGAAAACTACATACTCAATGACGAGGTTGCAGTAGAAGCCGGTAAGCAGAAACGCCCTGGTGATTACTACATGTTTACTCAAATCAAGGAAGAACTTGATAAGATAACCAACATCAAATCACTGGAAACTGCATTGTGGTCGGGTACTCTAAAGATGGCAGGTAGAGTAGATTGTATTGCTGAATATAATGGTAAACTATCTGTTATAGATTTTAAGACAAGTAAAGCACCCAAATCAGATAAAGACATTAAAGAATACTTCATGCAAGCGACTGCATATGCAATAATGTTTCAGGAAAGAACGGGAATTGCCATTCGTAATATAGCAATATTGATGTCATGCGAAGAAGGTAGCGTAATGGTTTATGAAAGAGATCCTATGGATTATGTAAAAGATCTCAAAGAAGCCATTGATGAGTATTACAAGGAAAACAATAATGAGTTACTTATTCCCAACTGATACATGTGTAGTTGCTTGCTCTGGACCTTCTCTTAATAAAGTTGATGTGTTTTCTCTTGGACTTCCTGTGTGTGCAATAAGCACAACAATAAGATCAATAAAGAAACCGAACTATTGGTTCATTGCAGATAATTTGAATGAGATGCATGGGGAAGAAGGAAAGACTGCTTGGGATGATCCGGATGTAATAAAGGTAGTCCCAAACAAAACTACTAGAACTCCCGGTAAGCATGTGATACAACATCCATATCATGAGGGAAGAGAAGCCAATCAAAAATATGAATCGCTGCTCTTTGATCCATCGAATCCCTTGCTTCGTGGACCACACAAAACCCTGACTTTCGCAATACAATGGTTGCATGTGTCTGGTGTCAAGAATTTAATATTTGCTGGTAATGATCTTACTGCTGATAATTTTGAATCAAAGTATTCATATCCTATAGCAGCATTCGATAAAAAGAAAGAACACAATTTTAAAAAGACATTAGATCAGACTGCAGCATTTTTACAGACATGGTATCCTGTTGCAAAAAACAAAGGATATAATTGGTATTCTTGGGAGTGTGGATCTGCTTTTGAAAATATGGGAGTTCCAAAATATACTCCAGAAGTTTCGCAAGGCGCGGTGTTTCGAGAAATAAAATTTGATATGGGATCGTATCAAGCAGATGAACCACCAGAAATTCCTAAGAATAAAGAACCAGAGCAGGACAATAATATGAATAATTATTTTCGCCTGATGCGAGAAACTAGACAAAAAGAAAAAGAAAAACCCAAGCCTAAATTAGACATGGGTGTGTACTTTAATATGATGCATAAACGCAAAAAATGAATAAGTTAAAATTTATCTCGTTCTATACACCGAATGGGATATATCCACAATTAATAAAAGAATTGGAGAGTAGTTTGAAGAAACACTCTCTAGATTTTGTCATTAAACAAAAACAAGATAAAGGCACTTGGGTAGAAAATTGTGCATTGAAAGCAGAATTCATAAAAGAAATGCTGTTAGAATCTGCACAAGGAGACTGTCTCGTTTGGATCGACAGCGATGCACAAATAATAAAGTATCCAGATTTATTATTATTGGGTAATCAAGAATTTATGATTCGGGGAGAACCAGGCGGTAAAAGTAAATTACCGGCTGGTAGAGAACGAATTCATTTACCTAATAATTGGCCAGCAACCACGCCTTCTTGTTGGTTCAATTCTGGCACAATCTTTATAAGAGTGTGTGACAATAGCATAAAACTGTGTGATCGTTGGATTGAGCTGAAGCAGCAAGATCCTCGTGCATGGGATCAATGGACACTGCAGCAAGCCTGGTGCGATGTACAACCCATTACAGAGTTCCTACCACAGTCGTATTGTCAGATAGATCGGTTACATGGTAGACATGGTGCAGTGATCCTACATAAATTAGCATCCGTTGAACAGAAGGTGAATAGATCATGATTTCAGTTATAACATTTTATACGCCAGAATATAAAGAAGAAGCTGTGGCATGGAGAAGATCTTGTCACAGTTTTTTACAAGAGAATACTGCTGCACAATATCCATTTAAATCATATGAAATGCCAAGTAAAAACTCTTGGGTTCATAATTGCACAATGAAAGCACAAGTCACATTAAGTGCAATACACGAATTGAAATGTGGAGTTGTATGGACTGATGCTGATGCTAGATTTGTAGGATATCCAAAATTATTCGATGAATTAGAGAATTATGATTTTGGTTGCTATTGGATTCCAAATGTCTGGAATGAGGAAAGAAATAAGCATCTAAAGCCTTGGACTCGTGGGAATGAAGCCTTGGCAGGTGGTACATTGTTTTTCAACAATACCCAGATTGCTATAGACTTGATTCACGCATGGCAAAAACAAAGCGAAGCAAATCCAAAGGTATGGGAACAGCAAAGCTTGCAAAAAGTATGGGAAGAATTTGACAACAAAGGCTTGCGTACTTTTAATTTTCCACAATCATATTGCAAGGTATTTGATTGCAAATGGTTTGAGCCGGAACAACCCGTAGTGATTGAGCACACCCAAGCAAGTCGAAGACTGAAATCTGTGGTAGGCAGATGACAACATTATATAATAGTTTCGAGGAACACGAACAGGTCTGGTTGGCTCTTCCAAGTGCAAATCTGCAAATGGCAAAGAAAACTTTTCCAAAATGGAGAGAGCTTGGATATAAAATAGCAGTTGTCTGTCCAGATAAACACAGCAATGAATATTCTTCTCTGGTTGATCTGAAAGTTCTAGAATCAGAAATTGGTGGATATAAAGGATGGCCTAATGCAGTCAATCATTTATCCAAACAATTGACTAAGTATGACATAATCATTGCAGCGGGTGATGATATGCACCCAGATCCAAATTATAAAGCACACGAATTGCGATTGCAGTTTGTTAGGCATTTTGGTGGCACATTCGGTGTTATGCAACCATATGGTGATAAGTTTGGAAGCATGGCATGTGAAACCTGCGAACAGATATGTGGCAGTGCTTGGTTAGGAAAAGAATTCAGAGAACGAATATATGAAGGCAAAGGACCTATGTGGGAAGGGTATTGGCACATGTGGGCAGATACTGAACTGTATCAAGTTGCCACTAAATATAACTGCTTATGGATTCGAGGAGATCTGAGTCAATTTCATGAACACAGATTGAGAGGATCTCATAACTTTATTCCATCAATTCCTTCTGGTAATAAACATATCGCGGAAAAGTTATACAGAGAAAGAAAACAAAACAATTTTCCAAACAGTAACCCACTATGATTGACTTATTAATAAAATATCCAACTAGATCTAGACCGGATCAATTCAAAAGAATACTCACAGATTATGTGAACAAGTTAACTGGTATGTATAAAGTTAAGTTTATCATTTCTATGGATTTGAATGACGAATCCTGTAACAACGATCCTATGCGATATTTCTTGGAGCAAATGAAAACCAAAGTTAATTTGGAATATCATTACGGTACAAGTAAAAATAAAATACATGCTTGCAATAGAGATATTCCTGCAGATGGTTGGAAGGTTTGTATTCTAGTTTCTGATGATATGACACCAAAACAGCATGGGTATGATGGTGTTATAATGAATGATATGAATCAACATTTTCCAGATTTAGATGGTGCATTGAATTATAATTGCGGAGGACATGCATATCCTAAAGTCATGGTTCTTTCTGTAATTGGAAATCCGTACTACAAAAGATTCAACTACATATATCATCCAGACTATACTAGTCTGTTTTGTGATGAAGAACAAACTGTTGTTGCTAGATCTATGAGTAAAATCAAAGATATAAACAACAAAATAATCACACACGATTGGCACAACATCAAAGATGATTTGAGAACCCATACAGAAAAGTTTTATCAAACAGATAAACTTGTATTTGAATCTAGAAAAGAAAAAGGATTTCCGTTATGAGTATATTATGGACTATAGGTATTTTGCATTTGCCTAAACGAGCAGATGTTTACAATAAATTGATCGCCGTACTCAACACACAAATTGCAGCAGCAAATGCACAAGATATTGTTGAGATTATTACTGAAACTGATAATGGTGAAAATACTGTAGGTAAAAAAAGAAACACAGTATTAGATAAAGCAAGAGGAGAATATGTTTGCTTTATTGACGATGATGATATGGTTACCGACATCTATGTTTCAAAAACTCTAAAAGCGTTGGAGTCAAGACCGGATGTTGTTGAACTTGTTGGATTTTTGCCAAAGTATAATTTGCCATTCATTCATAATCTAAACTGTGGTGGGCATTTTAGAAAAGATGGCATTCAATTCAGAACACCAAATCATTTGAATACAATTAAGACTTCCATAGCAAAAGAAGTGCGATATCCTGAAATTTCACATGGAGAAGATCAAGACTATTCTCATCGTCTCTGGTCTAGTGGATTAATGAAAACTGAATCATTGATTGGTGATAGAATGTACATTTATCAATTTGATTCTAGAACATCAGAAACTGTCAAGTTTATGAAGAAGAACTAATGAAAAAAATAATATCATATTGTCTTTGGGGTGATCTGCCACTTTATACAGTCGGTGCAATATCCAATGCAAAACAAGCAAAGGAAATCTATCCTGGCTGGATTTGTCGTTTCTATATTCATCAACCAAGCGTTCCGGCTTGGGTAGTAGAAGAATTACAAAAGCAAGACAATGTAGAAATTGTGTTTTATACAGATGATGTTGGTTGGGGTGGAATGTTGTATCGTTTCTATCCAGCAACAGAAGATGATGTTGAAGTTATGCTCAGCAGAGATACTGATAGCAGATTGTCTACAAGAGAAAAAGCTTGTGTAGATCAGTGGTTAAAAGAGCCTGATAAAAATTTACATGTTATACGCGATGCGTGTGTACATCAATCACAGATGATGGGTGGTTTATGGGGAACTAGACGAGGATATTTGAAATGGATCAAACCCCACATTGATCATCATTTATCCACGATGAGAGGTGGATCGGCTATAAAAGGTTGTGATCAGAAATTTTTAAACGAAATTGTATATATGTACGCTGTTGGTTTGCTTGATGCTACTGGCAATCTTATAAATAAATTGATGGGATTTGATCCAAATCAAATCAGTATTCTTTCTCATGATGATATAGCTTTTGGTTGTAAAAGATTTCCAAATTTTGCTAGAAAACCAAGTGATGGGGAATTGATGTACAAACTACCTATTCCTAGAAAATATGGAAAACAATATAAAGCATGTCCCAGCTGTGGATTGCACCATGATTCAGATTTCATAGGAAGAGATGAATGCTTAACCGATGAAGAATGCAAATATATCAATTTGACTCCAGAGCAGCTTGAAGAAAGAAATAATATTGTAAAGTATTATAAACTTTATCAAAAAGATAGAGATATATTGGGATTAACAACTATTTACGAGTAAAACAATGAAAAAAATAATATCATATTGTCTTTGGGGTAATAATGGATTCTATACTGTAAATGGAATTAGAAATGTAGATTTGGCAAAACAAATATTTCCAGACTGGATTTGTCGATTTTATGTTGCTCCTACAGTACCAAAGGCAATAATAGAGGAATTACAAAATCGTGGAGCAGAAATTGTTTTAATGCAAGAAGATGAAAGTTGGAATGGAATGTTTTGGAGATTCTATGCTGCTGCAGATCCAACAGTTGATGTTATGATCAGCAGAGATACTGATAGTTTATTGAATATTAGAGATAAAGCAGCAGTAGATGAATGGTTAGCAAGCAATAAAGATTTTCATATAATGAGAGATAATCGAGCCCATAGTACAAAAATATTAGGTGGTATGTGGGGTGCAAGAAACAAGGTTATTTTAAATATGAAAGAATTGATAGACAATTATTCCAGAAAAAATACAAATAATAGAAAAAACATAGATCAAGAATTTTTAGCGGAAATAGTCTATCCTATCGTAATCAACAGAGCACTAGTACACGATCCCTTATGTAGATTTGGACACGGGAAAGAATTTCCCATACCACGAAATTTGCCTTGGTACGAAAAAACATTAAGAGGCGAATGGAGAGGGTGTGATTGGAATGGTGATGATAATGATTTTATTGGTAAATTGGCAGCAGGTGGGTGTACTCACAATGAATATCATAAAAACTTTGAAGATGAAAAATATTATAAGGATTGAACATGAAAATTAATAAAGTAATAATGTCGTGTGATGATAAACGGTACTATTTGGATTTTTGGCCGTTGGTGTCTAAAGTATGGAAGTTGAAATTCAATATTCATCCTGTTTTAATATTATTCGGAGATAAGAAACAATTAAATGTTTCAGAAGAATATGGAACTGTTGTGGAGTTTAAAACAAATTCAAACATATTACCGCACATACAAGCACAGTGGGCAAGATATTGGTATCCAATTACAGAACCAGATACTACTTGGTTAGTTTCGGACATTGATATGTTTCCAATGTCTAGGGAATATTTTATCAATTCTTTAGTGAATGTTAGATCGGATGCTTATATTAATTTAAATGCAGATAAAGATTATTTTCCTGCTTGCTACAATGGTGGTACTGGCAAAACATTCAAAGAAGTATTAGAATTGCCTAATACATGGGAAGAATCCATCAACGAAATTGATGAACGATCAAAACAAATAAATTATAACCATACACCAGAATCCTTTAGTGTTTATGAGCCTGATCAGACTCATATGGCAAATTGGGGCATAGACGAGTCATTCTCCTGTGCAAAAATTAAAAAATTTGCGGACAAAGATCGTATAATTAGAGTACAAAGACCGGGTGGATTTTGTCAAAGAAGACTCGACCGTGCTAGTTGGAAACCAGACGATTCAAAAATACTAAGTGGTTGGTATAATGATTGTCATAGCATTCGTCCTTATAATTCCGGACACAAACCAGAAATAGATAGAGTAGTTGATTTAATACTTAGGAGCAACCAATGACACAGAAATATCTAGATAATATTGCTAAAAAACCGGAAGCAAACTATTTATTAAATGAGGTCGAAGGTTGGTGTAGTCATCGACCTCTTTTGTATTTGGCTTTAGAAATGACTAAAAGTTCCAATAAACCCATTGTAGAACTTGGTTGTGGTTATGGAAGTACAACTCAATTAAATCAATATATCCAAACAGATAAAAGAAAACTTATAAGTTTTGATACAAATCAAGAATGGCTCAATAAATTTATTCACTTACAATCAAATAAACATGAGTTTGTTTATAAACCAGATAATTTTGCTTATAATCAAGAATCACAAGAATGGTATGACAAAACACCAGAAATAGTAGATTGGTTGACTGATGTTAGTAAAGATGGTATTTCTGTTTGTTTGGTTGATCATGCATGTGGTGAACGCAGACATAGTGATATAAAATTAATACACGAAAACTGTGATTTTATGATAATACATGACAGTCAACCGCCGGCTACGGGATATATGATGGACAAAATCTGGGGATTATTTAAATACAAACTTAATATGAAAAAATGGGGCGATTGGGCCACGATAGTAAGCAACAAACATGATGTTACTAAATTTGATGGAATGAAAATTGGCAATTTTGAGGTTAATATATGATTATATCACACCCAGAGAATGGTTCTAGTCCGGATTTTGGATGGAGATACTTAGACACTTCAAATGATTTAACATGTCCGTGGTACACATTTGGTGCATTAGAAATGCTAGATAATATGGACTTAAGCAATATGTCTGTATTTGAATACGGTTGTGGTCTTTCATCTTTATGGTGGAAAAATAAAAGCAAAAAATGGAAAGGCGTGGATTCTAATGAAACTTGGGCAAAACAATGTTCCTGTATACATTTAACGGATGAAAAACAATATATTACTTCTTGTATTGGTGAAACATATGATATTATTGTTATTGATGGTATATTCCGAGATGAATGTACCGAATATGCGTTAAAATGTATTAATCCAAATGGATACATTATCATAGACAATTGGTATCAAACTACTACTGGTATGTCGGAATCATATTGGAGTAAATCTAAACAATTATTAATTAAATACCAAAGTTGGATTTATAAAGAACCAACACATGAAGATTGGAAAACTGCAATCTTTAAAATAACATGAATCATATAATAATAAGAACTTGTGTAAAAGACGATTATCTGGCAAGGCTTTGCTATGAATCGTTTAAACTTGCCAAAATTGATGGTAATTACATTTTTTTAGCAGATGATGGTAATTACAAACATATAATTGATATAAACAAAACAGAAATTATATACAAGAAAGAAACCAACAATTATGGAGGACATGCAGGAGTTGTTGGTTTATTGCATAATGGTTTAAATAATTTACAATTTGATGATGAAGATACTGTGATAATATCGGATTCAGATATTATTGTATTTGATAACTTTTTAAAAGAAGTAAATATAGATCATTGTGGAGTTGGTGGTAGAGATAGTTTAACCGGTCTGTTTCATTTATCAGGGCAAATGCAAATTTTTAAAGGACATATAGCAAATAGATTAAAAAATCTAACAAGCGAAGAAATACACCATGTGGTACATAAAGAAATGGTTCCTTCAAATATAAATGTAGCGGATGATACTTTTAATTCTTATATGACAGATAAGTGGGCTTGTACTAAAAAATTATTGCCACCAAATTTATGGATACACTATAAAGCCTATGAATTTAATAATACGGATTACTTAAAAGCAATAGAAGAAATAAGGAAACGATTTTTATGAACCTACAAAGAATAGATGGTCATACTATAGATTTGGATTTATTAACAAATTCTGGTATTGTTGTAGATTTGGGATGCAGAGGATTTGTTTTCGCAAATTATTTTAAGAATTTAGGTTATTCTGTTATTGCTGTAGATGCAGATCCATTGGTTTTTAATACATTACAAAGTGATATAGTTTGTATAAATAAAGCGATTTGCACCGAACGCAAAGAAGTTAAAATTTATAATACATTAACAGAAAGCGGATATACATCAGATGTTAGATTATATCACAATGATGCTGGAGTAACAGTACAATGCGTTACATTGCAAGAAATAGAACCAAATAACGATTACGAATTATTAAAAATAGATATTGAGGGTGGCGAGTATCCTATATTAAGTCACAATTTATTTAAACCAAAAGCTAAACAAATAACAGTAGAATTTCACGAACACAATCTTAAAGAATTGCATGATACTTATTTTAGATCTGTTGTGGATAACTTATCTAAGTGGTATGATTTAGTTTATATAATGGAAAACAACCAATACAAATACATAGATTGCTTATTTATAAGGAGATGACATGTTACTTTGCGAAGATCAAATAAATTCTGATAATTGGGCAAAATACGCAAATTATTTTTTTAGTAATTTACCAAACGGTCATGATCCGTGGGAAACTAGAATTTTTAATTTATATCCTAATATAAAAAAATATAGACACAAATCCGAATTAGGTCAAAAAGGAGTAATATTCCATAATGGACATTTCAGTATATACAGTTTATTTGATACTTTACATCCAGATGGATCTTACATAATAATAAGTAGAAATAGAGATTGGAATATAGAACAAGAATTAATGGATCGTGTTCCTAAATGCGTTAAAAAAATTTACGCAATAAACACTAAAATAAAAAATGACATAATAGAACCAATACCCGTTGGTTGTGCAACAACTGGTGGTTTTTCTGGATTGTTGCCAATTATAAGTAAAGAAAATATTGAAAAACAATTTAATAAATTGATATATTGTAGACTGACATTGACGCGAACTGAAGCGGGAAGAGAAAGAAGAGAATTGGTAGAATTGAATAAAAATAATCCAATTTTTACAATACAATTAAATGCGGTTGGAGCAGATGACATGTACAGGAACATGAAATCTCATACATTTACTGCCTGTTCAGCAGGGGAAGGAAAAGATTGTCTGAGAACATATGAAACTATAATTATGGGAGGTATTCCTATTTGGTCTGATTGTCCAGAATTGCGTCATTTTCAAGATCTGCCTGTGGTTTATACAAAAGATTGGAATATTACAAGAGAATGGTGTGATAATGCTTTACAAGAATTAAAAAATAGAAAAACATCTACTGATAGAATGCGGATGAGTTATTGGGATGAAGAAATTAAAAAAGCGGTGAAAGATTTACTTTTATGATATATGATTATCTTATAGTTGGATCTGGATTGTTTGGTGCAATATTTGCACGGCAAATGACAGATAAAGGCGCCAGATGTCTTGTTGTTGATAAAAAAAATCATATAGGTGGCAACTGCTATACTAGTAAAATTAATGAAATTAATGTCCATGAGTATGGTCCACATATATTTCACACTAGTAATAAATCTATTTGGGATTATATGAATAAATGGACTACATTTAATCATTTTGTTTATAGACCAAAAGTAAAACACAACAATAAATTATATTCATTTCCTATAAATCTTTTTACAATGTATCAGTTATGGGGAACTGAAACACCGCAGCAGGCGGAACAAAAATTAAAAGAAGTAAGAATATCTATAGAAAATCCCAAAAATCTAGAAGAATGGATTTTAACACAAGTTGGTCAAGAAATATATGAAAAATTTATCTACGGATATACAAAAAAACAATGGGGTAAACATCCTAATAGTTTGCCAGCATCCATCATAAAACGCTTACCCATTCGTCTTACAATGGATGATAATTATTTTGATGATATCTATCAAGGAATACCTATCGGTGGATATACACAAATATTTGAAAAACTATTAAAAGATATACCATTAGAAACGGGTGTAGATTACTTGCAGGATAGAACGCGGTTAGATTCTATTGCAACAAAAATTGTATATACTGGTGCTATTGATGAATTTTTTGATTATGATTTGGGAATGTTGGAATGGAGAAGTTTAAAGTTTCAACATGAAGTATTAAATATTAAAGATTATCAAGGTAATGCAGTAATAAACAATACAGAGGAAGATGTTCCTTATACTAGAATAATAGAACATAAACATTTTGAATTTGGAAAGCAAGAAACTACAGTTGTTACAAAAGAATATCCACAAAAGTGGGATAAAACTAAAGATAAATTCTATCCAGTAAATGATGAAATTAACAACCAATTGTATTTAAAATATAAACAAAAAATTGATACTGATAAGTTTATATTTGGTGGTAGATTAGCCG